AGATGGCCTCTGCAGGGCCCTTTATTCATTTCAACCCAATAAGAATAACGATACATATGGTCGATACATAGTACGAGGAGAACCGTACAACAGCACAGTTTTCTTTAAAACATTTAACATAAAGAAAGAATTATAGCCACTATCGTACAGTAGTGAACAGAGTCGAGTTACCGACTCGTGAGCTGTGAGCACAGGTTCTTCTGTGTGGACAGCGAGACACGCTAACGTGAAGTCGTCTCGCGTCAGACGGGAGCCGTAGAAGTTGTGTCCTAAGAAGACGATCTTCTCCGGATCCTGGGACACGACACTCTTCTTCGTGTTCAGCTTGAAACCAAACAAAGCGAAGTAGCTCTCGTAGTTTTCTAAGAGTGCTGGATCACTGCTCACGAACAATGAATCATCGCCAAGCACGTACGTAGGAAGCGTTCTACTACATACACACATCTGCGCCGCGCGCAATAGAATCAAGTTAACGTAAGAGTTGATCAGCTGCGTAAAGTACGAACCACTAGAAATACCTGTTTTACAGATATACAGTTTGCCATCTGGCATTACAACTGGAGTGTTACATAGCTCTTCTTGACAATAAGCAACAGCCTTAGAAGAGAACGAGTTTCGAAAGCGAACGGTACATCTCACGAATTCAAAGAAACGTTCAATGAACCAAGTATTAATGGATGAGTCAAACGAGCTCTAGTCAAGACAATACGCAAAGTGATCTTCACGCATTAACCGATAAATAACGGATGGAAGCTCTTTGAACATATCACGGCCGACGAAAATCGGTTGATCATTCAGTTGCAGGTTCTGAATTATTGGTTGGGCGATTGTACCTTCGATAAGGATAGTGTGGAAAGGGGCTCCCCACACGTGACGGATTTTAGGATCCGCTCTGAGGGCAAGTTGCGTACGCGAGAACGCCTTGTATGGAGTGAACCTAAATTCAGTGCCCCAACGGTCGAAGTTGGCAAGGTTGGAAGTCGCATGCGCACGAGCGAGTAGATAGTTGTCTCGCTTCAGACCAGTGTAGCCGTAACCTGCCGCGGATAACCGCACATATGCAACCTTGTCTAGACAATTCATGGGGATGGCGTTCACAGTAAATGAATCGCGTAATTCATCCTCAACAAAGTGTCGCGCCGCATATATGTATGGGTCCGAAAGGAGTCGTTCCTTGATGGCGAGTTCGGTTGTGATTGGTCGTTCGTATTTGCGGAAGGCGTCGTAATGGCGCGCTTCGTTATACATGCCTCGAGTGTACAAATCGATTTTCGGCAATAGGTCTGGCATCAGTATATTGATGATTCCACGAACAAAACCGTCGCTCGGGTTAGCGAACTTCACGATCTTGTACGAGGGAAGCTGACGCACGTACTCTATCGTCGTCATCTGAAATAGAACAAGTAAGAAAGATTATCAGGAGTTAGAAAAGCATTTCCGGAAGAGTTTTACACAACACCTAGTAACCTACTCTTATAAGTGTTAGACAAAAACAAAGGAAAAATTTATGGAAATAAACAGAGGCTCAATCCCTCTTTTTATTTCCATAAATTTTTCCTT